ACATTAAAAAAACGGACATTAAGTGGACAACGCATAAAAACGGAAACGATTATGCAACTATTGTAGCTGAAAAAAGAAAAGAAGTGGACAAATTCGGCAACGATTACACAGTTTATAACGGACAAACTGCCGAACAAAGGGCAGAGAAAGCCAAAAAGGAATATTGCGGAAATGGGAAGGAGTATGTTTGGGAGGCAAAGAAAGAGTTTGCACAAAACCAACAAGAATTAGAAGATACTGAAGATTTGCCATTTTAAAATTAATAAATGACACACGCATCATTATTTAGCGGAATAGGTGGGTTTGACTTGGCAGCCGAGTGGATGGGATGGGAAAACATTTTCCATTGCGAATGGAATCCATTTGGTCAAAGAGTTTTAGCCCACCATTTCCCAAATTCAAAATCTTACAATGACATCACAAAAACAAACTTCACTATTCACGCAGGAACAATTGATGTACTATCAGGAGGATTTCCTTGTCAACCCTACTCAAGTGCAGGAAAACAACTTGGCAAAGCCGATGAAAGACATCTCTTTCCACATATGCTACGATGCATTAAAGAGGTCAAACCAAAGTGGGTTATTGGGGAAAATGTTCGTGGACTTGTTAGTTGGAATGGAGGGATGGTATTCAACGAGGTGTGCGATGATTTGGAAAGGGAAGGCTATGAAGTGCAACCGTTTCTTATTCCAGCTTCAGGTGTCGGAGCTAGACATCAAAGACAAAGAATATGGTTTATTGCCAACTCCAAATGCTCAAGATTGGAATACAGGAGTGAAAATAGAAACATATCAAAAAAGAAAACAAAAACATATGATGAAGGGTGTAATGCTTCAAAAGAGTTTAAGGCAAATGGCAGCAGATTTGACAACAGTTGGACAATCAACGAGAAAACTGAAAGTATCGTTTGTAGAGGAAATGATGGGTTTCCCCATAAATTGGACGGTATTACCTTTCCAAAATGGCGAAAAGAATCAGTCAAAGCCTACGGAAACGCAATAGTTCCACAGGTTGCTTATGAGATTTTTAAAGCCATACAAAGTTTTGAGGATATGGTAAATGTTTAGTATTTTTGTAAAAGGATGTAGGATATCCGTATTTAAACTTATTGGCTCGAAGCTGAACCCTGAATCCTACTCGGGGGAATGCCTAGAGCCTTTTTTATTTTATGGCTAAAGACCCAGCGGTGCTATTTTACACAAGTGATTTCTTGAGTGGCACATTTACAATGACTAATGAACAGGTTGGTAAATACATACGTTTATTATGTTTACAACATCAAAAAGGTAAATTAAGTGAAAAGGATATGTTAAGCATATGCTCTGCATATGATGTTGACATATGGGATAAATTTAAAATTGAAGATGGTGCATTTATTAACGAAAGGATGTATAACGAGGCTATTCGTAGGCAAAAGTTTAGTGAATCAAGGAGAAATAACGCTAAATCACCTAAAAATGATAGCACTAGCAAAGCATATGCAAAGCATATGGAAACTGAAACTGAAACTATAACTGATACTAAAACTATAAATAAAACTAAAGCTAAAATACACGATTGGCAATTTGAACAATGGTGGAATAATTATGATAAAAAAGTTAGTAAAGAAAAAGCCATTGCTAAATGGAATATTTTGACAAATGATGAAAAGCAATTAGCTTTAAAAATAGTACAAGAGTATGTTAATTCAACCCCTGATAAAACATTCCGTAAAGACCCAACCACATATTTAAACAATAAATCTTTTAACGATGAAATCATTATCCGAAATGCTACCACAAGTTATAAACCCAATGTCAGTGAGCGTAACTTCACAAACCTTGCCAATCTTAAATACATTGAACCAAAGCGAGATTAAAATTTATGATGCCTTACAAACAATGCACATATCAAAATGTTCCAGCATTGAAGTAGCTGAACACTTAAAAACCTGTATTCAGTTAAGCGGTGCAGTTCCACCCACAAGCCCTGAATTTCAGTTCCTAGTTGATTTTGTAATAAAGAATTATGGAATATTTAAACTAAAGGAATTAGGTGCAGCATTTGAACTTTATGTTTTAGGTCGTTTAGATGTAGATAGGAACTATGGTTCATTTAGTCCTAAATTCTTTGGCGATGTAATGACTGAATACAAAAAGATAGCAGTACAGGTAAGGCAAAAAACACAAATAAACGAAATAAACGAAACACCAATGCAAATAGATGAGGAACAAGCAATTAAAGATGAGCAAGATTATTGGAACAAATCCGAGCAAAAGAATTGGAAGTTCTTAAACCATCAGGTATTTGACTACCTATGGAAGCGTAAACAAATTAAAATATCAAAGGAACAAGCAGATACAATAAAAGCCAAAGTAAGGGCAGTATTTTTAGCACAATCAAAGAAGCCTGATGATATGCTAATTGATGAGGAAACAATGAGGCAGCAATGCAAAAAATATTCATTAATGATGCACTTTAATAACCAGCTATGAAAATAATAATAACAATACTAATTTGGGAGGGAATCAAGATTATTTACTTTAAAATAATAAACAAATGAAAGAACTATTTAAACTGACAATTGAATTTACAAGGATATTTATAGGCTTTATCCTAGCCATAATGATATTGGGAACATTTGATTTATACTACGAAATAAAACGATTAATAAAATGAAATACTCATCCAGCTTTACCCACGACCTTAACTTTGGCGAAAAAGCCGAAGATTTAATAAATTATATGTTTTCCGATGGTAAACATATTGAAGTAAAAAACGATAGGCTAATTCACAAAACAGGAAACTTATTTTTTGAATACGAATCAAGAGGTAAGCCCAGCGGATTAGCAACCACTACCGCAGAGTATTGGATTTATAGAATAGATGAACTTGACATATCTTTTATATTCCCAACAAAAGCACTAAAACAAGTTTGTAGGAGTTATTACAAAGAAAACTTATTCCTTAAAAATGGCGGTGATAACAACAGTTCCAAAGGATTTTTAATTCCATTAACAAGATTACTAAACGATATAGCAAATGAACGGAGCAGAGAACTCGCAGCCTGTGAGAATGATATACCTAGACAATAAACAAGAAATAATATTTAAATCAATATCCTACGCAAAAAGAATAACAGGAGTAAATGAATACCAAATTAAACAATCCTTAAACCCTGTCAATAAGAAACGATTTACCCATAAAGACCGAATAGTTGTTTTTCGTACTATAAAACCCTAATTTTGCATTATGGCTTTACAATCAATCCCAAGATTAACCGCAAAGGCTCAACAAATATTTAACCGCTACATAAGGACTAGAGATAGTCAAGATGGATATTTTACTTGTATTAGTTGCGGTCAGGTTAGAGATTATGAAAGTATGGATGCTGGGCATTATGTACCTGTCAAGGGTAGTTCAGCATTAAGGTTTGATGAGTACAATGTCAACGGAGAATGTAAATCTTGTAACGGCTTTGACCAATTCCACCTGATAGGATATCGCAGAAACCTAATTGATAAAATAGGGGAACGAATGGTATTACACCTTGAAAGCCAACACAGGCTCATAAAGAAATGGTCAAGGACTGAATTAAACGAACTAATTGAAAAATATAAGTAATGGCGAAACTAAACGCAGCTGGGAAGGTAAACTTTGGCACAAGAAAAAAAGGTAGAGCAAAGAAATCTTACAATAAACACACCCCAAAACCAAAACCTTCAAGAGGACAAGGATAATGAAAGATACATTTTGTAAAAGAGAATACAAGTGCAAATGTGGAATAATTATTGAGGACTATGTTTGGCAAAGTTCCATAAAGGAACACACCATCAAATGCAAGTGTAAAAAAGAAATTAGCTACAATAATCTAATTATAAATAATGTTGTTAAATCAGCATCTATAAGAACACCAACAAAGAACCGATAATGTTAATTAACGAAATCAAACCAAACCCAAACAATCCTAGAATTATAAAGGATATTAAGTTTAAACAACTTGTTAAGTCAATCCAAGATTTCCCCCAAATGCTTGAATTGAGACCAATTGTCATTGATGAGAATAATATGGTATTAGGTGGCAATATGAGATTAAAGGCGTGTATAGAAGCTGGGTTAACCGATGTTCCTGTAATTCACGCTAACAATTTAAGCGAAGCACAAAAGAAAGAATTTATTGTAAAAGATAATGTTGGATATGGCGAATGGGAGTGGGATGCTTTGGCAAACGAATGGAACATTGAAGATTTAGATAATTGGGGATTAGATATACCAGCATTCGCAAATGATATAGAACAACCAAAGGACAATGCCATCGGAGGTACGACTTGTCCAAATTGTGGTGTAACTTTGTAAGAATCGTGAAACAATCGTGAGATTATGGCAAATGAACAAAACTTAACCCCATTCCCAAAAGGGAACAATGCAAACCCTAATGGCAGACCTAAAGGAGTTCCTAATTCAAGAACTCGTTTACTGCGTTTACTTGAACTTGTTACCAAAGTGCGTAACCCTGTTACAGGCGAAGATGAGGAGTTTACAATAGCTGAACAGTTAGATATGAAGATAATTGCAAAGGCAATGAAATCCGACATCCGTGCTTATCAGGAGATACTTGATAGATTAGAAGGCAGAGCAAAACAAACAACCGACATAAACGCAAACATTCAAGGTAGCGTTCAAATAGTAATACAAGAAGATGAGAGATGCAAACCAATTGAAGATTAATGCAACACCTGTATTCTTTGCCAACAAAAGAGCATACGAAGGCAATTATCCTGTCATTTGCAATGAAGGTGGCACAAGGAGTTCAAAGTCTTATTCCATTGTTCAGTTATTAATTGAGATAGCCTACAACAATCCAAAGACTAGGATTTCAATAGTATCGCATTCCCTTCCACATATCAAACGTGGTGTTTATAGGGATTTTAAATCCATAATGGAGAATTGGGGTTTATGGTCGGACAATGACTTTAGCTTTTCCGATTTTATATACACTTACCCAAATGGGTCTTACATTGAACTGTTTGGACTTGAAGATGAAAGCAAGGCAAGAGGACCAGCAAGGGATGTATTATTTATCAACGAGGCTAACTTAATCAAAAGAACTTTATACGACCAATTACTAATGAGAACAACAGGAAAGGTTTTCCTAGATTGGAATCCTGCTGACTTTATTAATTGGGTTTATGAAGTAGCCGACAATCCTGAAAACAAACGCATTCATTCTACCTACCTAAACAACCTACCAAACCTATCCGAATCACAAATAAAAAACATTGAACAGTATAAAAACCTGCCTGATGATTTTATGTGGAAGGTATATGGATTAGGAGAACGAGGTGCAGCAAAAGAACTTATTTACACTCAATGGAAACAATACGACACCGCACCTGAAGGCGATGTATTCTATGGGCTTGATTTTGGATATGTCCATCCAGCTGCACTAATAAAGGTTACCCATCACGAAGGAGAAAACTACTTTGAGGAAATAATTTATCAAAGTGGGCTTACATTATCCGACCTTACAAGATTGATAAAAGAGAAAGTGCCTGAACGAGCAACCATATACGCAGATGCAGCCGAACCTAAATCAATAGAGGAACTTTACCGACAAGGGTTCAATATTAAACCTGCTCAAAAAGATGTATGGGCAGGAATAGTTAAAATGAAATCTTATCCTATAAACATTCACTTTCATAGCCAAAATCTTAAAAGGGAATTTATGTCCTACAAATGGAAAAAGGATAAAAACGATAATGTAATTGAAGAACCTGTTAAAGCAAATGATGATGCTTTGGATGCTTCAAGGTATGCGGTATTTACTCACTTGACAAAACCTAAATTTGCAGTAAGTGTATTTTAACTTAAATTTCTTTAACTTTGTTTAAATTCTAATAATATGGGTTTATTTGACATCTTCACTAAAAAGAAGATTAACACAC